ACCGTGTAAATCACAGCATCAACCTGTGATTGACCATCCCGAGTTCACCGTATCGTTATACGGTGTCAACCAAATATACTGACGGTTGACGCTCAAAGTGACGCTGGCCAAGCCGTCGATTGTCTCGGCCCCGGTCGGCGTTATTGTCAGAGGATGTGCGCCAAACTGGGAGCCGACATCCTTGAAGCAGATTACCGCGCCGCTCCTGGTCGATGCTGCCGGGAGCGTACAACTCGGACTGCCGCTGGCGATATTGATATTCAGGATCGTATCGTTGGACGCGACGCTGATCGGGCTTGCCGTCACGCTACGCTGGATGGGCAACCAGCTCGTGCTTGGTCCCGCTGGTCCAGTCGCACCTGTTGCGCCTGGATTACCTTGTGGACCTTGTGCGCCAGTTGCTCCCGGATCGCCTTGTGGACCTTGTGGCCCTGTCGTGCCTGTTGCACCGGTAGCTCCCGGATTACCCTGCGGACCTTGTGCGCCGGTCGCGCCTGCTGCACCAGTGGCTCCAGTGTTGCCTTGTGGCCCTTGCGGACCAGTTGGCCCAGGCACCGTGCTATCAGCGCCTGCTGGTCCGGTCGCTCCGGCATCGCCCTTTGGTCCCTGCGCCCCGGTCGCGCCAGTCGGTCCAGCCGGACCTTGTGGTCCTGCGGGACCAGGCGGTCCTGCAGAGCCCGTCCCTCCCGCTGCTGTGACTGCGGCGAGGATGCGCGCATTTGGCAGATTTCCGCCCGATGCCGTAACCGAAACCGGAAATTCCCAGTACGTGGTTTTATCGACCGGCGCACCAGTGACATTGAATTTAATGTAATTGGTATTGTCGTTCTTATCCTGCAAAATTAATATTGAGCCAGTCGTCGCGGCCGATAGAAACTGTTTGATATTTATTCCAGATGACGTTGTCTGGCTGGCCCATAACAGGGTGGTTGATGCTTGCGTCGCCTGATTGAAACGAATTTCCCCGGATGCTGGCGGCTCATTAGTGCTGTTATTGAACTGATATTCAATCGCATTGCCGATGGGTAAGTTTTCGACCACATCCTGATAAAGCTCAGTGAAATTCTGATTGCACTTGTCGAACGAAACGCGCAGCTGATCACCGCTGCCATCGTTCGGTGCAGAGCCGATATTAATAATCTGCTGAGCCATTAAGGCATCACCAGGCGAAATGATTTCAGCCGCACCGGGCCGCCACGATAAATTTTCGTGGTATTGAGCTTGATCACGGCGTCGCTGTTTTCATCGCCCACATCGCACGAAAAGACTTCGCTGCCGTCCGACCCAACAATGCGCGCGTTCGTGGCATTGCCTTGCGCCAGCGCGGCATCTTCCTCGGCGATCTCATTGAACTCAAGCTCGCCATCGATCGCACCTACGGTTGCAGGATAGGATAGTTTCAGCACCGCGAGCACTTGCTGATCCGACATCAATTCGATGCTACCGCCATCCATCAACTCGGACAGCGCATCCAGCATGGCATTGCCGGCGGTTTCAGAAAGCTTAATCAAGGTTGCGGCTCGTCATAGATCGGCACAAGATTGCCATCCTCGTCGCGCTCGATGCGGGTAACTCGCGCCGGCGCCGATGGTCGCGGCGGTTCACTGCGCTCGACGATTGATGGCGATTCGTGCAGCAGCCGTACCGCACTCGCGACCTGTTCGGCGAGTTCAGGCGGCAGAACCGCAGCCCGTGTTATTCTATCTGCTACTCTTAACTCGTGATCGGCGAGTAGTTCGCCGAGCATTTTCGCCCAATTTATTTCATCAGTCATGGAAGAACCTCGGCATGGCGCAATCTCGCATCGCGATGGGCGTATATCTCATTGATCATTTTGACAGGCTCGGCCGCTGCTTCATCGGCGGCCGGCTGTGGCGGCTGTGATGGTGGTTTCGGCGCTGGCGGTGTATTCGGCGCAAACGGATCGGCCTGCGCATCGCGCTTGGCCAACGCCTCAAGTGAATAATTCTGCTGTTGCAGATAGGGTTGGTCCCCGCCAGCGACCGGCGTTAGATCAAATTTGGCACGGCCCTCGTTCGGCGACATCACGCCAGCACCAACCGCTTCCTTGATGACGGTGACTTGGCTCATACTATCCATGCGCAGCAGGTTCTCGGTATCGAACTCGGTGCCGATCCCTGCGCCCTGGCCGATGCCGAGCGCCTGGTCGACCAGTTCCTCGATTTCCTCGATGTGTGATTGCAGCGACTGCGAATAATATTCGACGTTGAGCGCCTGCAAATTGGTAAAGCCGCGCGGCAACACGTCGATGCCCACCTTGTACGGGGGCACGTGATAAACGCTGCACACGGTTTCCGCCGACCATTTGAGCTGATCAATCATCTGTGTTTCTACGGCGGTCAGCGGCATTTTTTGATATGTCATGCCGCCGGAAAGCACCGCCACGCGACCGAGATTCACCCGCGAAAATCGCTGCTCCCATTCTTCCTTGATGCGCTTTTCTTCCACTTCGGTGACTTCGCCCGGTGCGGTTAGAAGACCGCCGGGTGTCGAATTGTTTTCAAACAACAGGGCGGCGGCGTTTTGTGCGTTGAGGCCGAGCATCGCGGCGAGCCCCGAGGCAAACACCGGCGGCGTTCCGACCAGCGGATGAAACAAACAATTGAAGCGGTCGTGGATGATTTCGCGCGCCGGGACGGTGATTCCGGTCTCGAGGCCGGCGAGGTAATCGCTGCTGAGTCGATAGAATACGGTGCCATCGAGTGCCACGAGCGGCTGCACGCGGGTCGGATCAAGGACGTGCATGGCGGTGACAACATTGCGCTGATCGCGGACTTTCAGAACGTAAGTATTACCGCGAGAGAGCTTGGATAGCATCCAACTCTCCCAGAATTGATTTCTGGTTTGATAATCATTTGGTTGACGCAAAACTGGACTGAAAGCCGGATTGGTGACCTCTGACCAAATATCGTTTTCATCCTGCTCGACGAGTTTGACGCGCAATTTGGCGATATCGCGAGCGATGAGTGACTTGCAGGCAAAATCGGCATGGAATGACGCCGCCGCGTCATTGTTGATAGCGATGTTGCGTTGCCAGGCGCCGGTGAACGGTTCGCGCACAATTGGGAACCAACCGCCACGGCCAGCGACGGGTGCCAGCGACGACAACTGCTTTTGCTTTTCACCAGTGATCGGAACTGGCAGGCCGAAAATGCGCATCAGCGTTTTGCCTGCGCGATTTCGTGTTGCAATCGGACTACGCCCCAACGCCCGTCGACATTGATGCCGAGCTGCGTGGCTTGCAGCCGCAATCCGTCGAGCGATATTTCGGGCTCGAGCCCTGCTTGTGGTTCCGGCTCTGGTGCCGGTGGCTCGGGCGCCGCCACTGGTATCGCTGCTGCCGGCCTTTTGGTCTTGGCAAAATCTGCCTTGCGGGCTGCGACCAGCGCGATTGCTTGCTCGGCCGGCGCCTCGTATTCGTCTCCTGCTTCGAGTCGGCGCGTGCCATAGAGATGCGGCCGCAGCGATTTAAGTGTGATCATTCGTTGCACAGGATTCCTCCCGAAAAATGGGAGCGGGCGGGAGGTCTCTTGCCCGCTCCCTGAGTGCCCAGTCCTTGGAATCCTTACACGGTATTCACCGGGCCGCCCCAATCAACGCCCGTGATATAGGCGACCGATTGCGTACGGCGACGAGCCCAACTAATCACTCGCTCGGCGCGAATAGCTACGCTGTTTGTTTGGAACATCGAGACCGATTGCGAGGCCGTTGGTGCGCCGGAATCCCCGGTCGGGGCGTCCGACATTTCAAGTGATGCTTCCTCGCTGGCGTCAACGGTGATCTGGCCGTCATCGCCGAGATAGATATCGCTAGCATTGACCAGCACGACAATGGTAGCCGGACAATGGTCGGAGGCGATCACCGGCATTCCGAACAGCGTGCCGCCCATGATGTTCATGTCCGGGAACGACTGTTGCCCGAGCGGATTCACCATCGATGCCAACGACACTGCAACGTTGGACGGCATGATGAATACGCCGGTCGTCGGTGGGTTATTCGCCGAGGTGAATTTTGCCCACAGCGAACGCAGATCGAGGCGCACGCTATCGGCATCGGTTCCGGTCGCCGAGGCGATCGCCGGTGCCCCGTTGGTGATAGAGGCCGGTGAGACGCCCGCCACCGAAGCCTTCGATGGCGTGATGAAGTCGAGATCGAGCCGCTCGATCAAAGCCTGCGCCAGTTGGTCACGAACGATGGTGTCAGATTTCGGATTAGAAAATCTGATGTTCTCCATGGTCAGCACGCAGATGTTGGCCACTTTGAGCGGCGACAGATGCGTGCGCGTGAAGTTGAACGAGGTGAGCGGCTTCGCTTTGCCTTCACCGACCCAGTAGCCGGCGCCCGCGCCGGTTTGCGTGATCAGCGGCACATAGAACGGCACGCTGCGTAAAGCTGGGATGTTGCCAGTGCCGAAGCGGCCGAGAATGACACGTGGGCGCAGGTACTCGACGAAATCGGCAAACAACCCAGTTTCCGTTCCGACCAAGCCGGACGCCCAGTTGCCCGTGATGGTCGTGCCGGCTACCACATTCGCCTTGGTGAAGAGGCCATAGACGGTGGAATCGGTACCGTACATTTGGGCCGCAACATCGGTAGCGTTGCGGCCATCCAGTTTTGCCACCATCACACATTTGAGAGCGCGCGTGCCCTCGATGCCAGGCGGCAGTTCCGGCTGCCGCACGACGATACTGCCGCGAGCTGCGGTGCCTTCCTGCGGTGTGCTGGCCTTCACGATCGGCCTGGCCGCAAGCGCCTTGGTCTGCTCGACCTTGCGCAGACGAACGAGATCCTTGTCGATCGCCTCGACTTCACCGGAGAGTTTATCGAACTCGTCCTGTTCTTCCGCGTCCGAGGTGCGATCTTCCTCGAGCGTTTTTTGCATCACGGACTCCATTCGCGCCGCACTCGCCGCGCGCTTGGCTTCCAGAGCAGTTATCTGCTCCGCTATCGTTTTCATTTCAGCGCCCTCCTGGGGCTTGGGTTGAGCTTGTCCCGAGGCGCCGGGTGGGTTGAGGTGAACGACAGGGCGCGGCACTTGTTGGCCAGACGCGGCCCGCTGCGCAGTGTCGATCGACTTTACGGTGGCGATGGTGGTTTCAGCATTCGCTGGTATGGTCACGACGGATAGTTCGAGCCAATCCCATTTGAGAAAACGAAAGCCGCCGGTTTTCTTGTCGATGGATTGCTCGATCGGCTTGAACCCAATCGAAAGGCCGGACACAAGCCCGGCCTTGATCAGTTTCCAAGCCCGTTCGATCTCGTCTGAGATACCTTTGGCGATCTGCGCAATAATTTCGATGCCATCATCGGTAACCTTGGCTTTCGTAACCTGGCCGATCGGTTGGCTCGCGTCATGCTGCCAAAGGAGCGGCATCGGCAGGCTGAATTGCGCGCCCTTGGGCTCAACTACATCACGGAGCCGATCCGGCGTCGGCGTCGTCGCCAGCCCGGTGATCTGCCGCACGTCCTCGTCGACCTGCTTTATTTGAAGCAGGGCATAGGCTCGGTTCATCATGACGATAGCCTCAGTTTATTGCTCGGGTATCGATGGCGACCGCAAACTCGCGCAGCTCTACCTGTGGTACCGGTCGCGCGCGGGTGCCGGATCTGAATTTGACCCAGCCGACCAACAAAGGCAGGCCGATGATCGCCGTGCCCGGATGACAGGTACACATCACTTCCTGCCCATTTTGTTCGAAAATATCGTTGTACATCACGCCATCGGACGAGGTCTGAAATGTGAGTTCGGCCGTGGTCCAATTTCCTGGCATGGTGATCTTGATGATCGAACCGGCACTGCAATCAAGCCCATCGCTGATTGACTGGCCGGCCGCGATGATCGGCCCATTGATTATTTGAATAGCCATGAGTCATCCCCTTAAATTGTGAGCACCATACGGATAGCGGTGCGCAACGCCCAGAACGGCGGCCCAAACTTGCGATAGAACCGGTAGGTTGGGAGCAGTGGAAGCCAGCGGCGTTTCATGAAAGCAGCACCCAACCGAGTATGAATGCAGCGATGGAGATCAGGACCAGAAGAAACACGAAGAACAAGATCTCGCGATCCATCAGGGGTGTTCATTCAAAGACCACACAGAGTCCCTCGATCGAACGCGCCTCATGACGGCACCGACATCCGCTCGTCGCCAACCACTCGTTAAAAGCGCGCTGCTCTTGCTCGACGACGATGAAGTACTCATCGAGCACCATCACCGTGCCCATAGTGATGCGTGGGGTGAGGTCCTCGAGCACCGTGCGGGTCGACGTGTACAAATCACAGTCGATATGCACTAGCGCGCATGCGCCCGCATGCTGCGCCAGAAACGCCGGAAGCGTTTCCGCGAATAGTCCGACTTGCAACTCGACGTTGGCATTAACCGAAGGCGGCGCACCAGCGAAATGCCCCACTCGGTAACCCGCCCAAGGCGCGGGTAGACCACGAAAAGAATCGAAGCCATAGATCGTTCGCGCGCGCAGTGCTGGCGTATTCGCCAGGTGATTGATGGTAGCTCCGGTGGCAACTCCAAATTCCAGCACCAGGCCATGCAGCGGAGTTATAGCAGCAGCGTGGCTCAAGACCTCGAAGCGATCCTGATATTTGATCATTTATCAGGCGAAGAACAACCGCACGTCCGGCCGCTTCTGCGCCGCCGGATTGGTCGCTAACAACGCGGAAGCGTTAAACAAAGCCATTAACGGATCAATCTTGCCGTAGCCGGAATCGTCGCGCGCGATGCGCATTCCGGTCGGCGTCGGCACGATGCGCGCGTTGCCGGCGCACCAGGTCATCAGCGCCTGGCCGCCGTGCTTGAACGAGCCGTCGACGAGCTTGCGTTCGACCGTCTTGATCGCACCCATGAGCGAGATGCCCTGCCGCACACCGGCGAGCAGATTGTTGTCCTGCGTCACGCCGATCTTGGCCAGCGCGTCGACGATGCCGCCGATGCCGATCGCATCAACACCGACGCCTGCGAGTTTCTTGCTGCCCTTCACCTTGTCGACAATATCGGTCACGTAGCTGATGTCGTCGGGCAATTCCTCGACCACGGTGAGATCACCGTCGGCCTGGAATTTCTCATAGAACCCCGCATTGGCCTTGCGCCGCTCGAGCCCTTCCGGCGAGATCAGCGCGTGGGTCCAGGCGAGATGCGTCTTGGTGTCTTTCTCGCGGCCCACGACCGCAATGCCGAGCAAGTCGTCGAGCCCGCCGCCATCGATCCCTACGACCGCCGCTTCCGAGCGATCAAGCACGGCATCCAGCGTAAGCCCATCCTCCACGCCGCGGTTCCAGTAGTGCGCGCCGGCCCAGCCGTCCGAGCGCAGCGACATGCCGACTTGGACGTTGAAATGCTGAGACGCAATTAATGCGACAGCCGCCGGGCCATCGGCATCGGCCCGCACGATCTCACGCGCCAGAAAATCCTCATTGGTCGAGCGCCCGAGATTGGGGTTGACCATCGGCCAATACTTGCGCTCACGCCAACCGCCATCGCGCGCCAGCCGATCCGGCAATTCGTACAGCACCGGCAGCAGCGGCATCGGTATTTTGCCATCACGCACCGACCGCGCCATCGCCAGCTCGGCGGCAAATACCCCGCTCGGCGGCGCCTTGCTCTGCGTCGTTGTCTGAAACAAAAACCCGTCCGGCCGTTTGGTCAGCGCGCCGCGTAGTTCAACAAACACTTCAGCCGCATTTCCACGCTTGGCAAAGACGTGCGTCTCGTCGATCATCGTGCCAGTCGCCAGTGAACCGGTGATCACATCGGTATCGGCCGCCTTGATCTGCAGCGTTGCCTCGGAGCGCCGATGCGTGATCCGGCGGATATGATCTTGCACATGAAAAAGCTTGGTGAGTTCGGGATCGAGCCGGATCGTGCCTTTCGCCTGCTTGAAGGCAATGCCCGCAATCTCCATGGTCGGGGCGACGAATAAAAACTCGGCAGATGGTCTCTTGTTGACGATGATCGCGGTCATCATCACCGCGCCGCCGTTGGTCGACTTGCTGTTCCCTTTGGGGATGAGTTGGAACACCTCCGAGATGTGACGGATATGCGTCGTCGGATCATACGACCCGAATAGCGCCGCCACGATCGGATAGAACCACTCGCCGCAAACCTCGCCCAGTGTCGGCGTCCCGATCACGTCCGGCAGCCGCAGCCGCTTGAATACCCGCAGCGCCTTGGCCGCCTCGGCCTCGAACAATGGCAGATCCGGTATCAGGGTCCGGCCCGTCAACAGACGGTTTTCCCAGTCCGCGCAACTCGTATCCCAGCCCTCGACCGCCCCTGGAATGGCCCGCATTGCCCCAGAAATGACCGCTGGTGCGTTTTCCGGTACTGGCCTGAGGTCAAGCATCAGTTTGCGTGGATATCGAACTCAAGATCCTTGGACCAGGGCGTACCCACCCCAGCCAATACGGCAGCCTTCGCCTGCTGATCTTTTTTGCCGGCACGCTTCGGTTCGATCAGTCTGGGGTGGCAATAGGGTGCGGCTGCAATTGCAAGCCGGTCTTTACGGTCTGAATCTGCTTTTGGGTCATTGATAACCATAAGTAAATAATCCAGCGGCAGCATCTTCCCGGGCTGAATATCCGCTTCCACGATCAATCGAGCCTGCGCGCGTGACCGCTCTATGGCCAGTTCTCTTTTGTTGTACCGTTTTACCATGTTAAGTGCCTGTCCTGATGCAAAAAATCTGCGCGTGAAAAGGCGCGGGGTTA